CTCCGATACGACATCTCTACTTTCGCATCCGCTGTTTCTCTCACAGGAACAGGTCGTAAGTATGTAATCTTTGATGAAGCAGATTATTTGAATGCAGCAAATGTTCAACCTGCTCTTCGTAATTTCATCGAAGAATATTCCTCTAACTGTGGATTTATCTTTACTTGTAATTTCAAGAATCGTATTATCAGTCCATTGCGTTCTCGTTTATCCGAAGTTGATTTTTCAATTGATACTACAGATCGTCCAAAGATGGCAATGGAATTTTTCAAGAGAGTTAAACAAATTCTTGACCAAGAAGAAGTTCAATATGATCCTAAGGTAGTTGCTAAAGTAATTGAAAAACACTTTCCTGATTTTCGACGTGTATTAACTGAATTACAATCTTATGCTGCATCAGGCAAAATTGACGAAGGTATCTTTGTTAATTTAAAACAAGAATCTATTGATGATTTGTTTCGTTTACTTAAAGCAAAGCAATTCACTGAAATGCGTAAATGGGTAGCAAAGAATTCCGACCAAGATATGAATGAAATGTTTCGTCGTATCTATGATATGTGTTCACAAAAGGTTACTTTACAATCACAAGCTGGATTTATAGTTACATTGGCTGATTATATGTACAAGTCCGGTTTGGTTGCTGACCAAGAAATTAATATGGTCGCATTCCTAACAGAAGTTATGATTGAATGTGAGTACACGTAATGTTTGGAAAACTTGAATGTTTTAACTGTTCAGCTAAAACAAGTAAAAGTAAAGCTTATACCGTTGAATTAAATACCGCCGAAGGAAAACACAAACTTACTTTATGTGAAGAATGCGGAAAAAATTTTAATTCGATAGCAGTGGAATTAGAGGAGATCCTAAATGAAAGACCTAACTCCATTTGATTTTATGAATGCTGCGTCCTTCTCAAAGGAGGATCTTATTCGTAATAGCGATATACCTGAACATACCGAAAAGATGTATAGCGCCTTTATCGTGAACCGTGGCTTCACAAATTTTGAGGATACTATATTACACGCAAATGAAATGAATATGCGACATCATTTATTTGATGCTGCACAATTTGATTATTATCGTTCTGTCCTTCGTAAACGAAAGCGATTTTCAAAATGGCCGAAGGCAGAAAAGGATAAAGACCTTGATGCAATACAACAAGTTTACCAATGCAACCGAACAGTGGCAAAGCAATATTTTAAAGTATTTACTAAAGAACAGCTTGAAACTGTCCATGATAAATTAAATGAAGGTGGTTAGGATATGTATTTTATAAATAAATCCTATATGGTTATATACCATGCCACTAATAATAATTAATAAAGGTGATTGTAAATCATGGACAACGAAGACATTTTCAAAGGAGTTGGTATTGAGGTAGTACTACCTACTGAAGACAGCTTCTTAAAAGTAAAAGAAACACTGACTCGTATAGGCATATCGAGTCGTAAAGAAAAGAAACTTTATCAATCTTGCCACATCCTACATAAGAAAGGTAGATATGCGATTCTGCATTTTAAAGAATTGTTTATTCTAGACGGAAAGCATAATACACTAACAGACGAAGATATTGCTCGTCGTAATACGATTGTGAACTTATTGGAAGAATGGGAACTTATTAAGATAAAGGATCCTTCTAAAACGAAGGACCCAGTTGCGAGCTTAAATCAAATCAAAATCATTTCATTTAAAGATAAAAACGATTGGGAATTAACAGTTAAATATAACATCGGTAAAAAATAACTATTGACATTATACTTAAACTGTTATATAATTGTATTATAGAGAAGCTAGGCTAATAACTTTACAGTTATGCTTATTTTCTCTTGATGGTTTAGAACCAATAATAAATGTTAGTTCTGAACCTTCTTTAATCGTTCTATGAACGGTTTGAAAACTGACTTTAGAATCGGAATCTATTGGTAGTGTACAGTTTAAATCTGTCTTCCAAAATTTACCGGCTCTTTTATCTAAAATGATCATTGCATCTTTTGTCATTACAGTTGTGTGATCAATATTTTTAATAGATACTTCATTTGCGAAAGCAAGAGTAGGAAACAAAAGTAATGCTGCTAAATACTTATTAGCTATTTTATGAAAAAGACCGGCTTTCATTAGTTTGTCTAATTTCTTAAATATTTTTTGTATTGTCATGGTATTACCTCCTTATAAATATTTTGTATATATGTTATTTATACAATCTTGTAACACGAATGTAACATTAAGGTGAAAAAATTGAAAAAAGATGACACGTTGATTATTAAGATTAACAAAGAACAAAAGAAAGAATTCATTCAGATATGTAAAGATGATGATACATCTGCTTCTCGTGAAATCAGAAATTTTATTAAAAAATTCATTGAGAAACACAAAGAATCTGAATAAATAGTTTTGTATACGCCGAAAGGGTATACGAAAAGGTGAAGGGTAAATACCTTCAAATATTAATATCTAGCTTAATAGGAGATAAAAATGACTGGATTAAATATAAACCAATTACACCCATTTGCTGTCGGATTCGATAGAATGTTTGACAGATTAGTGGAGTTCCCACAAGTACATCAATCACAAGGATTCCCTCCTTACAATATCAGAGCACTGAAAAACGAAGACAAGTTCTTTATTGATCTTGCGTTAGCAGGTCTTGATATTGATGATGTAGAAATTGAAGTAAAAGAAGATGTATTAACCATTCGTTCCACTTGGGATGAAGTAGGTGATTACTTCAATGGCGGTGGTGATTATGTTCATCGCGGTATTTCATTCAAAAAGTTTACAAGAAGCTTTACTCTTGCAGACGATATTGAAGTACTTGGAGCCAACTTCAAGAACGGCCTTTTAACTATTGCTTTGGAAAGAATTATTCCTGAAGCTAAAAAGGCAAGAAAAATTAAGATTGACACTAAGAAAGAATTTCTAAAAGGTTAATCTATTTTTAATCCGGGAGGTCGCAATGGCCTCCCAACTGAAAAAGGAAATTATATAATGAGCCAAACTGTACCTAATGTAACTTTTAAAGTAAGAAGCCGAAGTGTAGAAACCGGTGAATTTGAATGGCAATATCCAACAACCGATGATTATTTCAAAGGTAAGAGAGTTGTTATGTTCTCACTGCCTGGAGCATTTACTCCAACTTGTTCTACAAACCAAGTACCTGGATTTGATGTTTATTATGAATCTCTTGTTGAAGCAGGAGCTGATGACGTATATTGTATTTCTTGTAATGATGCTTTTGTTATGAATGCTTGGGCTCAAGATTTGAGAGTTAAAAATGTTAAATTTATTCCTGACGGATCTTGTGAATTTACTGCAGGTATGGGAATGTTAGTATCAAAGGATAATCTTGGTTTCGGTAAAAGATCTTGGAGATATGCTGCTGTCGTAAATGATGGAGTTGTTGAAAAGATGTTTGTTGAACCTGGATTTGAAGATGATTGTCCAACAGACCCGTATTTTGAAAGTACACCTGAAGCTGTTCTTGAATATTTGAAAAACGGTTAAACTGTTTTAGGAACCCTTCGGGGTTCCTTTTTTATTATCCGTTAGGCAGCAGAGCCGCCTGAAACCCAGCCATATCAAAACTATTATATGTTGAAGTTGATACATCTTTATTATCAACCACTTGACTATCACCTTGTTGAATAATTGTAATTGCTTGTTGAGCACTTATTGTGCCTTGTTCAATTGCGTCTAATGCTTGTTGTAGTATTTGTCGATTTGCTGGGCCTTCATAAGATTCTTGGAATTCTTCAAATGCTTGTTCTTCTCTTCTGATTCTTCTATCTCGATTATCTTCCCATATATCAAAAAAGGTTTCCCAAAATCCTTCTGGGGAAATAGCTTCTAAGGCTGCCGGATCAACACCACTAGCAATTCTTTCATCTCTTGTTGCTAAAATTTCTGCAACATATGCTTCTTGCGCTTCCAATGCCTCTGCCCTTTGTGCTTGCATATTAGCAATTTCAGTAGCATCTGTAACATCCATCCACATGCCCGCTGTCCTACCAGAATAGTCTGGGATAAAAACCTGATACGGATCATTTAACTGTCTTTGTAGTCTATCTAATTTATCTGTTTCACGCTTTACAGCATCAGCAATTTCTTCGTTCGTTCGATTAACTAATGCTTGCATTTCAGAAGTCATTGTTCCTTCAATTAAGGGTTCTCCAGTTTCGGGATCTAACCCAGCCTGTAATCTTAAGTTTCTTAATTGAGTTTCAGAGAAGTTTATTTCTCCTGCTTCAAATTCTGCCAATAATCTTTCAGCTTCCTTTTTATCTGCCTCGGCTTTTTGAAATGCCACTTCTTCTTCAAGCATAGCAAGATCAACTTGTTCTGCTGAATCTCGAGTTACTACATCATAAGTCTTTTTCAATACGCCGTATGTAAAACCTAAAATACCACCAACGAGTGCACCTTTTTTTCCAAAATATGAACCAAGTGTTGCGCCTGCCGCGGCATATCCTGCCATTGTAGTAGCTGCTGATGCGGTTGTATCATAACCTAAAGCTTCGGCTCTCATAATCTGTTCGTCGGTCATTCCGTCAAATCGTAATGAGTCTCTTATTCTATCTGCAGCAAAAACAGTCCCAGTCGCGACTAAACCTAGTAGTCCTGCTTTTAATACATTTTTTGTACTTAAGAACCCAGGAGCACTTTTTATTTCTGCACCTGTCATTTTTGCGAGTGCGGTTGTTAATGCATTTACTCTTAAAGCTTCTCCTACTAAATTTACTGCTAAAGGAACTCCAAAGTCGACTAATAACCAACTACTTAATACAGTAGCAAAGGCAGCCCATTTATTACTTCCTAACCATTCAGCAAGATCTTTGAAATTTTTACCGATGGCTTCCCAGTCAATACCTTCAATAAAGTCAGTCATTGCTCCACCAGTCCAGGCGTCAACAACTCCTCTTATAATATTGAATCCAACAAAACCAATTAATGCACCTTTTAATACTTTGGTTAAGAAACTTACTGGGTTAGTTAATAATTGACCAGAGATTGTATTTTCTTTTAAGGCTTTTAGATTTTCTTCACCTTGTTTCTTCAGACGATCTTTCTTTTCTTGTTCTTGCTTTTCTTTCTCTGCTTCTTCAGCTCTAGTTAATGCCGCGGCATCAAGGTCGGCTTGTCGTCTTAATTGATCTCTAACATCCGCCAGGAGAGCTTCTCTTTCCTCACTGCCTTCTTCGAATGCTGCTTCAATTCTCGCGGCGGCACTTGCAGTAGCACTACCTTCATTAAAACTACCACCTGTCGTTGTTCCATTACCAACCATTGTATTCATGGATGCGGCAATCTGAGATAAGAATCCGTTCATGGCAGTAAATGCACCATGGAATTTATCAAGCTTTATATTAACAGTCTTAATAGAGTTTGTTCGGCCGTCATTACGCAATAACCTACCCTGCTCTACCAGAGTAGCTATTATTGCTTGTGTATCAGCGCTCATTTCTGCCATTTCTTATATTCCTATCTATTTAGCATTAGCTCTTGCTTCTTTTTGTTTCTCTAAAAACTCCAACAACATTTGAAAATATAAATCTCTTTCATAAGGCATCAAACCTTCAATATCACTCAAACTCCATTTATGATGTTGAGTTAAACCGAATATAATTTGATAATAATGCCCTAGTGTTATATGACTAAGGCCTAGGTAAAAAAAGTACGCATGCCCTCCACGACAAACGTTTTCTCATCACCTTTACTATTTGTATATTTCAGTTCTTGCCTTAACTTAGGCATTGTTTCAAAAAACTTTGTTACTTTTTTAATTACTTCCCCTGACATATTATCCATAAAGTCAGCAATCTCTTGCTCTGAATAATCTTTAAAATAATGGACTTCATCTTCAGTGGCTATTTTATCTAAACATGCAACCATAATTCTATAATTCAATAATGGGTCTTTAGGATCCATATCAAGTATAGATGCAAAATCATCAATAGACGGATACTGTAAAAATAAAGTCAATTCATCATTAATTTGAACTTCTTTCGAATGATCAGGATGATGAATAGTTTCCATTGTTTCAATGTCAAAGTCAAGTGTAACTTGTTCTTTTGTATCTGGGTCAGTAATAACAAACTCTGTAGTATTACTAATTGAACTTGCTCTTAACTTTAGAAACACGTATTCTAAATCAATCATCGCGATTTCACTAATGTCAATATCAAATAAGCAATTATTTACAACTTGTTTAATTGCCATCATTTCAGCATACGGATCTTTTGTCTCCGCAGCCACTAAAAGGACTTTCTCTTCTTTTACCGTAAACGGTCTATATTTAACTTTACCTCCTGTGCTGGGTAATACCAACTCATTTAATGGTAAATCAATTTTTGGTAATGCCATAATATATTTCTCCTAATTAATTACCTGTTCCATCTGTATTTGGAAAATTGTCTGATACATTATCAAGCGCATTTCCTAATCTCTGTAATCTGTTAACTGCATCTTGTATGCTTCTTGGTCTTCCTGCTTTAATTGTTCCTCTTACGGTATCGGCAAATCCTGCGATATCTCCAAGGAGATCCAATAGACCAGCACCTCTTGTTGAACGAGCTCCTGTGTTTCCTGCTTTATCATCTGAGAAGTAATAATCATCAATAGAAAAATCAACAGTTATTGTTGCTGGTTCTGTAGAAGCCCAAGATAATGATACGGGCGAAACTTTTGTTGGAAAAGCACGTAAAAGATTTGCTGCATAATATACACCAGGATCGCTTTGTGTTGAGTAATGTAATATTTGTAAATCACAGGCATAGTTATCTTTAAATCCTGCTTCTCCTTTTAACTTTCCACCAAATTCTGAATGTTGTCCACCTTGTGAACTGAAGTTCATAACTTCTCGCATCCATCTGTGAAAGAATCTAACTGTGTTATGATCTGAGTCACAATAAAATTTACATGTTATTGGACCTGGGTTTGTGACTGATGTTGGTATTGATCCTGTTAATTGTCCTACATAATCCACTGCGCCCATATTAATATCAACACCAGGAAAAGTTACATCAGAACAAAACAAAGAAAAATCTCTTGCTGTAAAATCTGAAACCTTTTCTTCCGGGGTTAATTTTGCTACCCATAAAGGCTGAGACATTCTTACTTCAAATAGGTTAGTCTTCCCAGGACCACCCATTCTATCCATTCTAGCTTTAAATTTTGAAATATTAAATGACATATATTATCCTGCGACCATTTTACGCGAATCAGCCCAAACTGTTTGAGCACCTTTCTTCTGAAAATCAGCTACTGGTAAAAATAAAGCAATGTCCCATTCAGAAGCTTCTATTTTAATAAATCTTGATTTTACATGTGAACTTAAATATCTTTTAATACAAGGTTTAAATAACTTAAACTTTGATGCTTTATTTAAAATATCATAGCTAAGTTCTATCTTTGTATTTTCATCATATCTATCATCACTTGCTAAATCATACAACGCATCCATTAATCGAGCTCTTAATTGAGGTGGCAAGTAATGCATATTTAATCCGTAAAATCCGCCTTTTGCTGTATTTATTGGAAATACCAATGGAAACCTATCATAGTAAGGTAATGTCTCTTTTGTTTTAGGATCATATGAAAAGAAATACATTTCTCCGATAGAACCTTCACCTTGTAATCTTGCTTTAGATCTTCCTCTTCCTCTTGCCGCTGTAATTTGTTCTTGTGTAATTGCTTTACCATCTTTTGAAGTTGCTTGCTTACGATACCACTCTCTTGCGGTTTGAGTACGAGCAGGTACTTCACCTCTTCGGATCCCTTTTGCTAATATGTCTGTAAATAAAGTTGCCACTTATCTTGCCCCTGGAATATGTTTCTCTGTCATAATGGTAAATTGCCAACCTCTATCAGCACAAAAAGATTTTGCTGCTTTCCACTTTGCTTCATTAACACCGTATCGTTTAACTTCATTCAAATATCTTCTTGATATTCTTCCTGTCTTTGTATTGTTCTTATTAGCCGGATTTGGTGGTATACATTGACTGCTTGGTTTAATTTCAATCATAATAGTTTGAGGATTACCTAAACCGTCTCTTTTGTGTACTATCACATCCGGAAAATATCTATGTACTCTACCGTCAATCGGAGATCTGTATGGAACAATCACTTCTTCTGATTGCCACCATATTACATCATTATGTAAATCAAGCCACTTAAATACTTTAAATTCCCATAAAGACCTATAAATAATCTTTGTAGGATCACCTTTATACTTTTCGGGGTTCTTTGGTCTAAATCTACCCTTATATGCCATAATGTAACTTCCGATTACCGTTATAAATAATAAATTATCCGTACTACATATTTATTAGAAAATGTCGGAAAGATTCCAAGGAAACAGATAAATGGCAAGACCCAACTTAGAAACAAGAAGATCCAACCCCGGAACAGATAGATTGCAGTGGCCATCTGCTTCATTTCCTCACGGCATTCAAATGATCTTTAAGAAATACGATTATAAAGAAGTTGTGTCAGGTACAAGAGTAGGAAATTTAAGTGGA